CTGTTCGGAAAGCGCGAGGAAGGCAACGACGGCACCAAGGGGTGGTCAGTTGCTTCGCGAGGCGGTTACGCGCGCGGAGGTGACGGCGGCAAGGGAAAGAATGGACGCGGCGGAAACGGTGGCAATGCCATCGCTATCGGAAGGGGCAGCAAAGCTGTGGGCGGCAAAGGCGGTGACGCGCTCTAGCCTATTTCAGACGAGTCACGCACACAACGGCTACCCCAGCATTGACCATCCCGATCTTGGCAGCAGCGGCGCGGGAGAGGTCCAACTTGCGGCCTCGGATGAACGGGCCACGGTCGCGAACGACCACCACCACTGACTTGCCGCGATAGGTGACCTTGAGCCGCGTGCCGAACTTAAGCGTGCGGTGAGCTGCAACCAGTTGCGACCCGTCGAAATACGAGCCGTCCGCCGTCCGGTTCCCGCTCTCGGCACCGTAGAAGGAGGCGCGCATCTTCTCACAAGCCAGCACTGGATTGGTGAGAAACAAAAGGGCCGCCCCAAGGACGACCCACGCGGGCAGGCTGGCGATGAGAACTCGCATCATTGCTTGGCCGTCCGTCGTTCTTCCTCGACATAGCGGCGGATATAGCCGATGTCGGTTTTCATCTCTGCCAGGGTTTCGCGGGCGTAGAGCCGGTCTTCCTGCACCTGCTCCTTGAGGGCGCTGGCCTCGCTCTTGATGATCAGTGAGTCCTGCCTGATGGACACGATGTCGACCTCGTGCTGGTCGACCTTCTGGAGCATCCCGCCATAGGCTTGGGCAAAGCCCATCATGGCGCCGAGCATGGCAATGATGGTGAGTATGTTCCCGAGGGAAATCTTCGGTTCAATCCATTTGGGCAATGTCATTAGCAAAATCTCAGCGTCTTGGTTGCAAAGGTGTCGGCAGCCATTAGTCGGTCCTTTCGGCTCATGGTTAGGCCCGGAGGCGTGGTTGCACACACCTTCGGGCCGCTTCGGTTTTGACGCTGAGAGATGATGACGCCGCGCCAAAACGCTTGGCGTGGAGTCGGGGATTTGGTATTGTTCGCGGGCTGGTGATGGGTAGGGGTGATGCCCGAGAGGTTGCCAGCTAACGCTGGGCTCCGATGCGAGACGACCTTTCCCAGCCGCCGGGGTACTGGGTAAACGACAGCCTCATCAGCCGTTGTGCCGGGCCCCGGCGTCGGTCGGACTACTTCCCGAACAGCGTCTTCCGCTTCTTCTTCACTGGCGGGGCTGCTAGCGCTTCCCGAGCTTGTTCAACTGCTCAAGGATGACGTTCAGCCCGGTCTTGCGCTTGTCGAGCGCGGTGCTGGCGACTTCCTCGATAATGGTCCGCTCACGGGACGGAACCTTGTCCATTTCGAGCTGCTGGCCACCCATCACGACCTGAGGCTTCACCGTAGCCCGGAAGGATGCAATCTGGCTCCACACCAGCGCGCCAAGCGGGATGATGCTGCCGAGGGTGATTTCCTGCCACCGGCCTTCGATGATGGTGGCGACAGCGACCTGTGCCGCCGGAGGCAGCGCGTTATAGGTGTTGATGACGACCATCAGGAAGCCGCCAATCCAGCCGCCCCAGTCAAGGATACGACGCAGAAACCATTGCAAGGCAACAGACGAGAAGAACGAGGCCATAGCGAGCCCTTTCAGAAAATGGGGAGGAACAGGAGAGCGAGGCCAGCGGCGACGAGCGCCCCGGCAATCATCAGCCACAGAGGAATGCCCTTGCGCGGCTTGCTGGCGGGATCGGTAGGCGCCGGGGTGTCAGCACTCGGCTTGGGAGCCGGAATCGGCTGGGCGGGGGAATTTGAGACGCTGAGGCGGTTCAGGACATCGGACAGCACAGCCTCGACATCGCCCGGCTTCACCAACGACTTATTGAGGCTATCGCCGGAGTAGTACGAGTCGCCGCGCGTCAGGCGACGATGAGCGCCCTGCATGTCGGACAGCACGGGAAAGCTCGCCCACTCCTTCGCCAGTTCGTTGCCGTAGCCCTTGAGCGAAAGTTGGCCGGATGCGAACCTGTCCCAGCCCCGGCGTTTGAGCAGCGCGAAGCCCATAGCGTCCTGAATTGCGGGAGTGAACTTGGTAGATCCCGGCAACCCGAGTTCGGCCACCAGGCCCTTGAGCGTGGCGCGGATGATCTGGTACTTACCGGCCGCCGAGCTGCCCCAGTTCTTGCCCCACTTGAGCTGGGCAGCGAGAAGCTCGTCCAGCGTGAAGTCGGTCACCGGCTTTGGCAGCGTGCCCTGCTTGTGCCGGTAGATGGTCCGGTAGGCTTCAATCCCTGTGCGGCGGGTCTCTGTCTCGCCAATAAAGTCGAGGAGGATCGCCGCGCCGTTCGGCACGTTGCTCATATCGATATCCTGTGGTTGTGGGTTAGCGGCTACACGTCCGCAACATTGGTCGATGGATAGGCGCGACCTGCGCCCCAGATAATGCGGACACCGCCAACGCCTGTGCCTGACGATGTTGCGAGGCCGCCACCGTAGCTGAAGTTGCTGCCGCCGCTGCCGGGTGACCCAGCCGTGCCGGACGTTGTGCCGGTCGGGTTTCCGCCAGCGCCGCCCGCGCCGGACGATCCCGCACCCAACAGCCCTACGCCGCCGCCGAACCCGCCAGCGCCGCCGTTGATGCCGCCGCCGCCACCGCCACCGCCTGCCCCACCAGAGCCGTTCGTGCCGGAGCTGCCATTACCTGCGCCGCCCGTGCCGCCATTGCCGGAATAGCCGCCAGCACCGCCGCCGCCACCTTCGCCGCTGGCTCCGTCGCTGCCCCCGCTACCGCCGTTGCCGCCGCCGATATTGCCGCCAATGGTCGAACTGCTGAGGCCGCCTGCGCCGCTACGAGCCGCGAGGAGCGTCGTGCCGCCGCGCTTGATGGTCGTCCCGGACGCGGTAATCTCTACGTCGAGCGATTCCAGCGGCGTTACGGCAAGAGCAATTGCGTATCGCAGATCGCCACCGCGCCCGGCTGGGTTTGCATTTGCCTGCCCACGACCGACAGCAACTGGTGAAATGCTGGTCACGTCCGCAGGCACGACGAACGTGCCGCTGCTGGTGAACACCTGTTGCCCAGCGGGTGATACGCCACCCAGAATGAACGGGTTGATGAACGTCACGCTCATGCGCGATAGCCGATCAGGGCAATCTTCGCGCCCTTGGCCCCGGTGCCGGCCGTATCAACGTCAATGGTGATTTCGGCGTCGTCCGCCAGCGAGGTATCGGAAATCACCGCCGCCGTGGTCGCCGTGGTGGAGGTCTTTTCGTTCGCGTCGATGCTGAGCTTTGTGCTCAGGATGGTGGAGCCGCCTTCGTTGATATCGAAGGTCGGGTTGCCGGAAGATGAGGCGGTGGAAAGCGAAGCCCGTACCGCCGTCAGCGTCATCGCAAACGGCATGCGGAACGTGACTTTGGCAGTCCCGGTTGTGATGTCCGTGGTCTCATCGGAGGCGGCAATGATGATCGTTTCGTACTGGCGCAGCGTCGTACCGCTGATTTCGAGGCCTCCGCCGAGGGCAAGTGCCTTGTAGGCGCCTTCGCTGTCGTCCCAGAACAAAATCCGGTCGGCGCCAGGATCGCCCAAGGTGGCAATGGTCTGGACAATGCCGCTGTAGGCGAGAAAGTCGACGCCAGCCTCGGCATTGATGAGGGTTTTCAGCGCGGCTTCGTCGGTCGCCTCAAGCAGCGAGCGGCCATAAGCGGCAGTCGTCAACGCAGCGATTGCGGCAAGGTCCGCATCATATGCCTGCACGTCCGAACCGATGGCGAGTCCCATGTTCGAACGGGCTGTGGTGTAGTTGGCTAGGCCGGAGAGGTTCTCGACCTTTTGCATGTCGCCAGAGCCAGCGCCGGCCGGCCCCTGCTCACCCTGCGGCCCCTGCTCGCCTTGTTCACCCTGCGGACCAGCGGGGCCAGTCTCGCCCTGCGGCCCGGTTGGCAAGTCCGCCACGAGAATGAGGTCTTCCCATTCGTCGCCAACCAGCCGCCACTGCAAGGCAGTGCCCGAGTTCTGGAGTTCGGCTTGACGGGGCAGCAGCGAGGGCTTCACCCGCAGCCGGAGCTGGGTTGTGGTCATTGACAATCTCGATTGGGATTGATCGGTTGTAGATGAGCGACGCGGGGAGTAACGTCAGCCGTAATACCTTGGCAGAGAGCTCAGGCTTACGTAGCCTTCTTGCAACAGGAGCCCACCATGATGAGCCAAGATCGATGGCGGAAGCTAACACCAGAGGACATAGTACTCTGTTTCGATGTCGTGGTGATGCTTCTATTCTTCTTCATAGTCCAGTTGCCTGGTCTCCCTCAGGACGCAGTGTGGCGGATACTCACAGCACCTCTGCCGCCGTTGCCGCCGTTTCCAGAGCTACCATACTGACCGCCGCGCCGGGTATCGATGACCGCGCCGCGCAGCCACCTCCGCGAACGTTCTACAGCATCGAGAAGAAGTCCCCAGTGCTTCCTAGTGACCCTGGTGTGTACGTGACAACGACCAGACCCTGCGCGCCGTTGCCGCCGGGCCCCCAACCAGATGCTGTCGCCATGCCGCCCGCGCCCGCGCCGCCATAGCCACCGCCATTGCCGGTCACGATGCCGGTCGCACTGGCGGAGCCGCCGCCTGACGCAGCGCCGCCACCGCCGCCGGGGCCGTGCGTGCTGTCCCACTCATTGCCCGCACCACCGTCGCCGCCCTCACCCAGAGCATAGCCGCCGCCGCCGCCGCTGCCGTTTGTTCCGTCGCCGCCGTTAATGGACCCGGATGTTCCGCCGGCGCCACCTGGGTTGGCGCCAAGCGCGCCGCCGTCGCCGCCGTCTGTTGCGTTTGTGTTTCCGTCCGCGCCACCATTGGCGGCACCCCCCCCGGGGCCGCCAAAGTTCATTGCGCCGATAGTTCCGCCGTCACCGCCATCCCCACTGGGGCCACCAGCACCAGCGCCGCCAGCGCCTTGTGTGAAATTGCCTGACGCCCGCGTCCCGCCATTACCGCCAGAGTATTTTGTCGCACCAATGCCACTCGCTGCCGCACCGCCCGCGCCGCCGCCAGGAACAGACGTCAGCCCTTTGATCCCGGCCGTCGCCCCAACCGAGGAGCCTGCCAGCGTGGTTCCATTAAACCAGCTATCCGAACCGTCCGCGCCGGCCGCGCCGTTGGTGGAGCCACCAGATCCAAAGGAACCCACCCGATAGGTCGCTGTAGCGCCGAGAGACAGATTGGTGATCTTCGAGTATGCGCCAGCGCCAGCGCCAGACCCGCCCCTCACCCCACTTGTGCCAGCCGCACCGCCCGCGCCACCACCAATCACCTCGATGGAGTTTGAGGCGTCGTTCCAGTCTCCCGGTCTCGTATAGGTCTGATTGCTCCCGGTCGTGGTAAGAAACGTCACCGTGTCGAGAGCGTAAACCAGTTCGGGGTAGAATGACGGATCGCCCCAGATCTCGCTTACAAGGTTCCAGCTACTAACCCTATCCACGCCAGCCCACTGCCGGATGAGTTGATACCCGAAGGCGTCGAAATCATCGCGATCATCGAACCAGAGCCGAAAACGGTCGACGCCATCGTGAGTGCGCCCAGCGATTCGAAAGCGCGTCCGAACGACATCGTTTCCGCGCTGATCTTTTGGCTGTGCAAGCGACGGCGTGCACCACTGTGCCTTCGGCACCGGCATCAGCAGCTTGGGTTCATTGCGAAGAATCATCATCATGCGACCGCCAGGCAGCGCCACTTGGACGTCGCCGAGTTCCATTTGAAACCAACCGCCAGCATGTCTGTGCTGACTGTGGTCGTTGGTAGAGGGGTAGTGGAGGCCTCAAACGAAGCACCCCAAGTAATCGCCCTTGCTGCCGTGCCCGTGATCTCAATAGTCAGGGGCTGCCCGTGCGTCGGGGTGCCCGAGAGGTTCGTAGACATGCTGGTTATGGCAACCGCAAGCGCTGTGATCCGGTGGATTTCACAGTTGTCGGTGTTGATTGTCGGGGTAGCGGACGACGCCTCGCTTGTGACGCGGGGGGTGACCCGCTTATTTGTCAACGTATTCGTTGACGAAATGGTAGGAACCGCAACCCCACCCAAGGATAGCGAGGTGCCAGTTGCAGCGCCGATGTTGGGTGTCACTAACGTCGGCGTATTGGCGAACACCGCCCCTCCAGTGCCGGTCTCATCGGTCAGCAGCGAGCGAAGGTTTGCGCTGGAGGGCGTAGCCGTGAACGTATCGAACCCGGACGCACGGGTGACGCCAGCCCATGAGGTCAGGTCCGCATCAAGCGGCTGATAAGCGGCGGCAATGGCCGCTGGAGACAGAAAGTCAGTGCCGACCTCAAGGTCAAGCAGCGCCCGCATGGCGGCATAATCGGCCGCCGTGACCAGAGACCCGGCATTGGCGGACGGGTTGAGCGTGGCCCATTCGGTTAGGTTCGCGGCGTAGGCTTGGACGCTGACGCCGATGGCGGCAGGCTGGAGGGCGGTCCCTGCAAGCGTGCCCTGCGCTGCCGTGGCAAAGTCTCCGGTTGCGGACGCAGCAGCCGTGCCGAGCACAACGCCGCTGTCCTTGAGCAGCTTGCCAGTAGCTCCATCGAACAGGGCTACCTGGTTGTTGACCGAGCTTGCCGGGCCGATGACGTCGCCGGAACCCGAGCCTGCCGGGCCCGGATCACCTTGCGGGCCCTGCGCGCCTGTAGCGCCCGTCGCGCCGGGATCGCCCTGCGGCCCCTGCGGCCCTTCCGGCAGATCGGCAATATCGATGATGTCGATCCAGTCGGTGGCGCCCACCAGTCGCCATTGCAGCGACGTGTCGCCGTCCTCGTATTCCTTGATCTCGATTTGCCGGGGAAGAAGCGCAGGCTTGGTGCGGAGCCGAACGCGCGTCCGCGTGCCAGCGAGCAAAAGGCTCATGGGACGCTCCCGTCGATAAGGGCAAGCGTGCCCGTCAGCAGCTGCGTCGTGCCGTCAGCGGTCTCTACCGTCAACCCGACATTGTAGGTCGTGCCGGGGCACAGGGCGCCGAGTTGCGTCGGGGTAAACTGCCACTGGATGACGCCGTCATCGGGGGAGACGATGGTGCTGTCATCCGTCGAGGCGGACAGCAGAACGACGCCATCCTCACTGATGCCGAGCGAGAACGTCATGCCGGTGATATCGAGGGGCAGATCCGTGTCGTCATCGAACAACTCGACGGACGCGCCCCAATCGGCATCATCGGTGGCGAAGAACTGGACTTCGTACATGCCGACCTCAGAGCTTGATATAGATGGTGACGCCCATGCCGGGCTGGACGAGCGAGATCGGGTCAGGGGACGCATCGCCCACGGTCACTGTGTGGGTATGGGTTCCAGATGCGCCGATCTGTTCGCCGGCCGTGGTGCTCAGCGTGCCGGTGAATGCGACTTTGTTCGAATTGCTCTGGTTGTTGAGCATGATGCCACCAGACGTGCTCGACTGGTTGTTGTCCCCAACCGAGTAGCGTGCCGGGTGACCGTGGTTGCCATCTGCACCAGTCGTGCCGGACAGTTGGGGGATGTCACCAGCAACAAGGGTATATTCCTCATCGCCAACGACCTCGCCCAGCGTCGTCAGGCCGGTAAGGATGCCGGCGGCGGAGTTGCCCATGTCGTCAAGGCCAATGAGCGCCTTGCCGCGAAGGTCGGGAAGCGCAATGGTCTTGTTGGCCGCCCAATCCGCCGCTGCCGAGGCCCCGCGACCGGTTGACACGGATAGGTTGGCGTCAGCCGTCCACAGGAACAGGAACAGGTCTTCGCAGTCAGCATTGGCGCGTTCGGAGGCGCCTGACGTTGCCGAGCCGATAGTGCGGCCATTGGAGCGAACCCAGCCAGAATGCGTGCTGGTGTCATAGCGCGCCTTGAGGTCGCCGGTTCGGGCCAGAAGTTCCTCTGAGGTCTCGCCAGCATCCGGCGGCACATAGTCCGAGGTCTGGGGAACGCTGATGCCGTCTACGTCCTTGATGACGGCACCAGCTGCGTCGAGCACCTTGCAGCGATACGATCCTGGAGACAGGAAGATTGCCCCGAAGATGCCGGCACTGTCGGCGGTCCTGTCCGAAACCCCAGCCGCGATACTCAGCGAGCTTTCGGTGTAGGTGGTCTGCGGCGTGGTGGTGCCGGCGTCATAGAAGGTGACGGTGGCGCCGACATGCGGAGCGCCGTTGCTTTTCGTCCACGGGATCAGGGAGCCGAACCATAGAATGGCCATGCGAAAGGTCTCCGGCGCCCTTGTCGGGGCGTGAGTGGGTGGCTAAATTGTCGGGATGCCCGAGATTGATCTGGAACCGACCGAGTACAGGACGAAACGCCCGCACGCGGTGTGGTCGCCTGCCATCTGGCTATTCGAGGTCCTGCCCGCTTACTTCGGTGTGCGGCGGCGCCAGAAGCGCGAAGCAAAGCAGGAACGGGATGCCTGGTATCGCGCGACTACCCCGTTGTGGCTGCGCATTCTGGTGTTCTTTAGCGGCCCGTGGTTCGGCGGCTGGATCATCGCAGGGCTGTTCTTCAACGTGCCCCTACTTGCCGCCTTGCTAATCGGTGCCGTTCCGGTGGCGCTTGTGTTGATTGTGGCGCTGGTACTCGATTAGGCGCCTAGCCGCATCAGAAGGTCTGCCGGCTCGGCCTCAGGTTGAGCGGCAAACATGCCAAGGCCAGCAAGCGTTTCCGCAGGAAGCGCCTTCGCCCATTCGGGAACCTGACCCGGCAACTTACCTGCGACTGCCTTCTTTGCCGCTCCGACCCGCTGCATGTTTCGGAAGATCGGAACAGCGGCAGCGGCTGCAACGCCGGGAAGCCCGCCGACCTGGAAGCCTATGCCGCCAGCAATGGCAGCGAGAGAGCCGCCCATAACTTTCCCAAGCGCCCATGCAGTGCGAGACGGGTTCTTGGCATCGGCGGGCGTGACGGTGCGCTTGAGCACGGTGGACAGCGCCTTGAGCCGGTTCCGCTCCCCTTCGCTGAACAGGGCTTGCGATAGTGACCCGCCCTTGTTGTTCAGGAAGTTGTCGATGCGCTTGATAAGCAGGGCTGGGGAGCGGACTTCGCCAGTGCCAAGGTCAGTCACAAGTCGCCTGAATGCCGAGGCGCGCACCGCCTGCCACTCCGGGCTTTCGGCGCCAAGAATACCCTTGATCCGAGCCGCGACCTGGGGAGAGTTCAGGTTTGGGGAGACGATATCAGCCCCGTAAAGCCAGTTGGCGACTTGTTCGCTGGTCACGTCGCCAGCCTGCATCTTCTTTACCACAGCACCAGCAGCGTCCCCCGACTTCGGGCTGGTGATGCCGAGGTAGTTGCGCGACTCCTCGCGTGCCGCCTTGAGGGCCGTGAGCGCGGTTTCGTCGCCGCTGTAGAGTGCCTGATCGATCGTGCTATCGACCCAGTCGTCAAAAGCCGTCTTGACGGTCTTGACGGCAGCGCGATCCTCCGGGCTGTTTCCGCTGAGGCCAACTAGCCGCTTCCTGATCTGCTCGATGCCCTTCAGAGACGTATTGAGCGTCCCCGCGTTTGCACCGGCTTCCTCCACCAGCCGCCATGCCGCCACGGCAGTCGGGGTGACGTTCTGGTCCATGATGATGGGGCTGTCGACAATGCGCCGCTTGATAAATTCAGGCATGGCCTGAACGGCGCTGGCGTCGATAACCAGATCCCCGTCTTCGGCAATCTTGTAGAGCGAGGACGCCCGCTCTTTCGAGAACGCAACACGGTCCTGTAGACCCGTCGTAACGGCGCCAGCGAGGTCGTCGGCATTCCCGCCCACACCCTGCCCGATATCGCCGACAGCGGCCTCAATGGCGCCCTTCTGGCGCTCATCGAAAGTGCGCATGACTGGCTGAGCCGGGGTGTCCATCTGGCGCAAGGCTTCTTCGCTGCCATATCGCGAAAGGTCGCCGGTCTTCTGCGCAGTCGAGAGGGGAATGCCGAGTTCATCGGCCTGTCGCATGACGCCCTTCGAGGCTTCCGACAGGATGGGGGCGGCGGCGGGCGCGCCAGTGCTGCCGAGTTGCGGGAACATGGCAAAGTTGACCGCGCGGCCGGTGAGTGCCTGGGGAATGTCTCCGCCCGGTGTATAACCGGGTTCGCGGCCTGCCATCACATCGCCGGGGAGGCGGAATGCGTCGACGGCGGCGTCAATAGCCCCGGACACAAGATTGGGCACGGCCGGTCGGAATTCGCCGGTCTTCTGGTTGACCGCGACCGGCGCGAGATCGCCAGTGCGCCAAGTACCAGGCCCATTGGCTTCCGGGTCAAAGTTCGGATTCCCAGGATACGGAAGATCGGAAAACTGGTCAACTGAAGCGGACGGCGCTGCATTCGGCTGCACGACGCGAAACCCATCTGGAATGGGAATGCCGCCAGCCGTTGCCGATGACTGCGACGGCTGAACAACGCGGAAGCCGGGCGGCAAATCAACCATTGTAGGGCACCCACTTGCCGTTCTGTAGGATCAGACGCTCGCCAGCATCGTTCTCGATGATTGTCCCATCGGTGATCTGCTGCTGTTCAGGCGCTGGCGCCGCAGCCTGGGCCGGTTCGCGGCCGGGGAGTTCCACACCCTTGCTCTCCATCGCGACGATGGCCTGCGACGGGATGCCGAGCTCAATGGCCTTTAGGGCGCGGGATCGGGCAGTCTGCTTCTGCGCTAGCACTTCCGGGCTGTCGCCGGGGCGCGGCAAGTACATTGCGCCGTACATGTCTTCTTCAGACTTGGTGACGGCGGCGCCGGTATCCTTGCGCAGAACAGCGGCAAGGAACTCTTTGCCAGCCTGTTCGCCCTGCTGGTATTCTGGCGACTTCGTGTAGTTGCCTACGCCGGGAATATTGCCAGTTGCAGCCGTGACCGGATTGGTCAACGCATCGCCAAACTGGTCGATCAGCGGCAGAGCGCCCGCGCCCTTCGTCAAATACACTACGTCCTTGGACTGCCCTTCCGTGAGTTTCGGCATGGCGCCGGGGGCGCCGCCCTGCTGGAACGTCACCGCGCCGGTCGCAGGGTCGACTGAAAGCGAGGTTCCGTTTCCCTTCTGCGCCTGCCCAAATGTGAGGTAATCCATCGGCTCGCGCCCGGCGGCCTTCTCATTCTCACGATACCACAGATATTCCTGCACGGCGGCTGGGGCCTTGGTCGCGCCCGCTTTGCCGATGAACTCGGCAAACCCTGGGTTCTGCTGCGCGAACTGGAAATTGCGCATCTCCGAAGTCGGGCCGGGACCGGATGGGCCTCGACGCGCCGCCGCAATGTCGAGCTGCGCCTTTTCAAGCTGCAACTTGCGCATCGGGTCGTTTGCTTCATCGCGCCGCGCCTGTGCAGCACGCACCTGTTCGATGGCCATCGCCCGCGTATTGGGGTTGGCAAACATCTCGCGTAGCGTGCCGGCTTCGGGAAGGCCGAACTCCTGCAACGGCGGCAGCGACTTTTCGAAGACAGCCGGAGCGTCCGCCTCTTGCCGACGTTCGCGACCCTTCTGAAACGACTGGTCGAAACCGTCCACTACATCGGTCAGCTTTGTCGTGGTAGGCTGGGGAACGCTATAGCCGGGATACTGCAAGGCCATGTCAGAACCCCCCGTAGCCCATGAAGCCGCCAGCCACCTTGCCGAGCGCGGCCAGCGGATCTAGCCATGAGCCCTGCCCGGCTTCCTTGCCGCTCGCCACCTGGTTGTTCGCCCCCATGCGTGCCGAGGCCACCGAGGAGCCAAAATCCGTGAGATTGCCTAGGGCGCCCGTGTCGGCACCAACGCCGGAAGCATAGACGCCCTGATACCCGCCGAGGCGGTCAAGGTAGCTGCCATATTCGTCATTGGCGGCACCAACGCCATACTTCAACAGGTCGATATCGGTGTTGCCCGACTGCATGCGGCCCTGCGAAGCGCCTAGGCGCTGAATACCCTGCAAGCCTTGGTCAAGGGCGAACTGGTAGCCCGGCGACGTGGTAAAGCGTTCCTGTGCCGCTGCCGACCCTTCCGCGCCGTTGAGCCCGAGGGCATCAGAATATGCATCGGCGCCGGTCTTGCCGTAGTCGAGATAGTCCGACGTAATGCCGCGCGCATCGTTGAGATACCCCGTGCCAAGCGTTTCGAGGTCATCGATCACGCCCATATTCTGCCGGGCGGCCTTGGTAGTCGCCTTGCCCTTGTTGAGCCCGAGACCATCGGCGATGCTATCGAACAAGCCCATCTTTACGGCTCCAGTGCTGCAATTCGGCGTTCCTGATCCCGTGTCCGGACATCAAGGTCGCGCATGTATTCGAAGAAGGCTTGGGTGGGCTTGCCTGTCTTGGGATCAAACCAGACCGCGTTCGGTTCCGGCAGTTTGCGGAGTACCTGGACCGTGCCGCTCATGCCGCGCGCTCCTGCACGTCCATTGCAGCGCCCATGAACCCTATCTGCACCGGGTCACTGATCTGCATACGCCACTGCCGGCCGCGTTCGCCGGTAACCCCGGCGCGGTTGACTTCGATCGTCACGTCCTGCCCCTCGGTGCCCAGCTCGCGCTCAACAGGGCTTCCGAACGTGCGGCCACCATTGTCGGACCACGAGATCAGCACGCGGGGGTTGGTCTCGATTGGGTCAATGCCCGCATCGTCGCCAACGCCGGTCACAAAATCAAAGCTGGCAAGGCGGACAAAGAACCGGCCGGGGAAGCGATGTGCCTGTGTCGAGCGCAACTCCCATACCAGCGGCTCATCGCCTTCTTTGCGGTACGTGGCCTCAACGCGGTAGGCATCCGCCGTCGTGCGGTCGAAGGCCAGCCATTCATCGAAGGCGAACACCGTCAGCTTGGCGTGGCTCTGGTCGACGTTGTACGACTTGCGCTCGTGCCACCAGCCCGTCGTCAGGTCATAAACCCATGACCAGTCCGGGGCGTTGACTTGGCAGAACTGATGCCCGCTTGAGATGTAGACGATGCACTCAAGCGAGTCCGGTTCCGCATCCTGAAGGAGCCGATTCAGGTCCGGCGGCGAAATCACGGTGGGCGTGTAGCCATCCAGCCGGCGCACGGTACGGTCGGAAGCAATGAAGATCACCGTGCTCGGGAACCCAGCCTCAAAGCCCGCAACAGCAGTTGCACTCAGCAACCCGACCGGAAGCACCGGCCCGCGCGTGAAAGGAAAGCCCGTCGCATCGGCGCTGACGTTCCAGAACTCGATGGAGGTCTCGCCCATCAGCAGCAGATTGCCACCAACAGCAATGGCCCGCACCAACCCATCAGGGTCGCTTTCAGCCGTGGTGTAATCCACCGACGAGAACGTCACATCGTTGTTGCCCGAGGCAAAGGCCCTGCCATCGGCGGAGGTGACGACGAAATAGGTGTCCGTCCAGCAGATCGAATTAACGGCGGGCAGATCCCCGTCCGAAAAGCTGCTGACAGTATTGGTCGAAGTGTCGATCTGCGCCATGCCGTCAGAGTGGACGATCAGCACCTGCGGTGACACGTTCATGTTGCGCGCCATGTACACCGTGCCGCTGCCCCCGACAGTCCCGGTGCATTCGGTCACGATGTATTCGCCGCCGCCCTTGGCAACCGAGTAAAGCGTCTCACCGGCCACGACATACAGCACTGTGCCGATGGTGATGGCGCCACGCGGCTCCTCGCCGTTCAACTGGAACACCGTCAGCAGTCCCGGTGCATGGCGCCACACCGTCCCACTGCGCCCGCCCTGAGACACCGTCTCGGCATAGGCATTGATGAGGCGCCCACCGCCCTCGGTGGGGCTTACGCCCGGCGCTGTGGAGACGGGAAAAGTGATCTCCATCTCAGAACCACGTCACTTCTTGCGGCTGGCCGGAAAGCATTGCGATATCGAGCGCGCGCAAGCGGCGTTCAGCCATCAGCCGGGTTTCTTCCGAAGGCGCGAGCCCGAAAACCCGCGCCTTCGAATTGGCAATCAGCACCGCGAGATGCACAAATGCATCTTCCTCGATACTGTCGGCATCGCCATAGGTGTAGACGCCGCGCGAGGCGAGGTCTTGCAGCACCGGGTCGATCTCAAGATCGATGGTCTGGCTGTCCTCGGCAGAGGGCGTTTGCCCAGCCGCCAGCACGCCGAGTTCCTCAAGAACCCGCGTGGTGAGATCCTCGCGCGACTTCGTCATGGTCAGGGGCTCGACGGGACGACGTAGTTGATGATGAGGTAAGCCTCACCGGCCGCCGCGTCGTTGTTCTGGCCATTGTAGCGCCAGGTCACGATGGCATCCTTGGTCTGGCGGATGTTGGTCGTCGCCGCCAGCTCATCGAGCGCGATATAGCCGACTGCCGACACGGTCAGCAGCGTGGCGTAGGCGTCGGGATCGTCGGTGGACGAACCGTCGCGGAAGCCAACATCGAGCGTATCGGTGCCGGAGTCGGCAAAGGCCGTGACCACATGGACACCGCCGCTGACGACAGATGCGCCGGCTGGCAGCTTGCCCGCCGTCACGTCAACGATGGTGTTTTCCTGTGCATAGGTGATGCGCTGCACGAGGGTATGCACGACGCCCTGATAGCCCATGTCGCGGGCAGTGGGCGTAGAATTGAGACCCGTCATTTGAACGGTCCTTTCTTCGATTTGGGGGAAAGGGGCGGCGTTAACCGCCCCAAGGATCGCTCAAGGATCAGGCGTCAACGGGCGCGCTGAAGAAGCCGGTAGCAACGCCCCACTGCTTCAGGTTGCTGCCGTCGTTGGGATGCTTCTTGAACATCTTGCCGACGCCATAGGCCATTTCGGTGCCGACGCCCTTGATGAAGCCGTAATCGTCTTCCTTGCGGAAGGTCGGGCGCGGCATCTGGCCCCAGCCCATCGCAACGGCCTGCTGACCGCACAGGAACACCGGCTCGACGCGGCCCGAGGAATCGCCGGCCGTGGTCAGCGAGGTCCAGACTTCCGTGACGAAGCGGGAGATTTCCGGCACCTGACGGATGATGATCCCGTCGTACATCAGGTCGCCATCCTGGAAGATGGGGTTCTTGTCCATGCCGCCGCTTTCACGGGGACGGGCCGACTTGTTGATGTCTTCGAGATCCGCCTGGAGGTCGCGGAAGGCGTTGGTCCCGGCGAAGGTGACGAAATACTCGTACCCGTCCTTGGTCTTGAACGGGCGGATCGCCGGGGTGGCGTTCATGGCACGGCGCTTGAGCAGGGCAAGCGGGCCCTTCTTGAAACGGTCGGCGGTGCTGTCGATGTTGGCGAGCGCCGTCGCGTGGGTGGCGTTGTAGTTGGAGACGGCAGCACCATAGAGCACGCGGTCGGAGTTGGCCGCGTTCCAAGTGTTGCGCTCGGCAGCGGTCGCGAGTTCATAGCGAATGCCGTTCACGGTCTCGCCGGCATCGGAGCCAAGGCCCGACTGCGACGATTCCGAGGGCAGCGACATGAACGCCGAGATGATGTCGTCGCGCTGGCGCTCCTTGCCCCAGTCGGACAGCAGCGGCTTGGCTTCACCGAAGATATCGGCCGAATCCTTCTGCTCCTCGGACTTCTTGGTCGTCACAGCGTGACGGGCCCAATCGATCCAGAGGCGCATGCCGTAGTTGTCGATCTTCTCTTCGTTGCCGACGAGAGTACCGGAGCCCTTGCCACCGCCGCGAAGCTTGGTGACGAGCGGGATATTCATCTGCTCGCCGCCCTGCTTCAGCTCGTGCTTCAGCCGGATGATCGAGTTGACGGCCTCGCCCATGTAGGGAGAGAACAGATTCTCGCGCACAAACTCGCGCGCGATGTCCTGAGTGTACTGGACCAACTTGTTGTTGGCCTGGACAGTGGTCGTTGCCATTTTTCAATGGACCTTTCGTGCCGGGCAGAGCCGGGTCAGCGGCCCGCCATTGCGTGACGGAAAAGCCCCTCGCTGCTCAGATCGGCGTCCGTGACGACGTTGCCGCCGGTCGGGATGCGCGAAAGTGAGGGAGGAACCGAGGTGAGTGGCTGTTGCTGCGACTGACCGTTGGCGCTTGCCGATCCACGAGCGGTTTCGAGAACCTTGGCCTGAAAGGCGGGGTCCGCGATGCGCTTCTGGATTTCGGCCTCAAGCCATGCGTCGGGGTCGGTTCCGACGCGGGACATGGCCTGATGCTTGCGATGCCATGCGACCATCTCGTCATAGGGATGATCGGAGGCCATGATCTGCTGGTACTCGAACCGCGCCTGAGGCGTGGTCTGGAGCGCTTCACCGAGTGCCTGAAAGGCTTCCTGCACCGTGTCGCGCCCGTGTGCCTGAACAGCGAGCATCTTGGAGGTGCGGAGGTTGGACGCCTGCAACTGCTGCTGGATGGGCGTCAGCTGCTCTGCGACGAACGCATTCGGGTCTTCCCAGAAGTCCTTGGGCTTGGCGGCGGGCTGCGGCGGCTGCTGAGGCTGTACCGGACGCTGCTCCAGTGCGGAGAAGCGACGGGCCATTTCCTGCAACTGCTGCTTCAGTTCCCTGTTCTCGCCACGGATGGCGGTCAGGGCGTCAAGCGGGACGGTTCGCTGAGGCTCCGGCGTGGTTGCCGGGGTCTGATCCTGCGCCGGCTCTGCCGTGGCGGGGGTCTGGTCGCCTGCCTTGGGGGCAAAGCGGCCTAGCTCGTCGCGGCTCGTGTCGGGGGCGGGTTCAGGCTGGGAAGGCGTTGATACGGTCGGCTCGGTGACGGTTTCCGCACCGCTGGGGATTCCAGCAGACGCAAGAAAGCCGTCCAGATCGTTCTGGTCGGTCACAATATGCTCCATGACGTAGGAAGACGTTCGCCCGGCTCACCCGGCGGCGGTGTCACGCCCGTTACAGTCGGCGGCACTTGGCTC